AGCACCTATGTAAAAGCAGGGGTGTAGTGGTAGCCGAAAGTTTGAAGCACTTAATTAAGTTTGTGCGAGCCGACAGGTAAGTGCTTTTTAAATCCTGCCTTAGCATAGCTGCAAAACGTTATGTGGCATTATAAGGTTTGAACTTATTGATAAATTCATTATACTCTCGTACAAATTTAGCAACACCATTACCATCACGTTTCATACCTTCATATAGTACCATTACAATTCCATCATCTTTATTTGTTGCATTTATAACATCCATTGATATTACATTATAAATTCTACCGCTTTTTATGTGCTTGTATTCCATAATAATTAACGCCACATAACAATGTATATAAGGCATTGCCTCTGTGGTCTTTTTTAAGTTTACACTAATTTTAATCTTTCGTTCATTCTATTTGGTTCATTGAGGGCATTAAAGACAGCATCCACCGCCTTCATTCGCTCAACTTCCGATATGATATATTTGCCTTCGTCATTGCATCCAACGACATATCCATTGTCGTATGATATGTAGTGATTAACATCGTGGCTATTTTTTAGCCATTTACAAATAGTGTTTAAGTTTTCGCCATCGCTTGCTTTGAAAACCACGTTAAAAGTTTTTTCATATCGTGGTGTAATGTGCGAGAATTTTGCTTCAATTGATTTCATTTTGATTTCTGTTTTTGTTTTAACGTTTTTCATTTCCATACTAAATTTTTTAAATATTATTTGTTTATATCCGATGATGTATTTTTTTCAATCCAATCGATTAATTCAGAAACATTTTTAAATCCATCATAACTTCTAATGTGAAAATTTTCCTCCATTGTGATAGGTTCAAATGAAGTTAAATATTCAACAAAATCAATTATGTCCAAATCATCAATAAAAACATCATATAAATTTAATGTTGGAAATTGTTCTTCAGTATATTCATTATCAATATAATTACATAAACTGTTCGTTATTATTTTCTTTCTTGAGAATGCCATTTCAAATATTTTTTGTTAACCAAATATATCCCATTTCCGTGTGTTCATCGAAATATTTAAAACCTTCTCTTTTATACCATTCACTTATCCATGAATTATCTAAACACCACAAAAATAATTCTTTTCTTATCAAATAAAATGCAATTGTTTGAAATTTATTTAATAATTCATTACCAACACCTTGTTTACGTATTGATTCATCAACACTTAAACTACTTAAATAAATTTTATTAAATTCATCAGTATTTTCAAATGTACCTTCATATTTGTCATTATACCAGTAAATTTTAGAAAATGCTAAACCATCTATTTTCATTATTAAAATTTCTTCACCCCAATCAGTTTTATTAAAATGACAAATATAATTATTGCCGAGTATGTTTTTTATTGCTAATTTTTCTATATCTCTCATTATAAAAAATTTATTGGTTTACCACAAAACGGACATATTTTAAACGAAGACTTTGCATATGCAAATGTAATATTCGTATCAGATACTTCTTTACCACATTGTGTATTTACTGCATAATCAGGAAATCCCATTTGACCATAATCAGCATTTTTCCAATTACAATATCTATCGGATTTTAATCTTTCTTCTGCTTCTTCTTCTTCAGTTGCTTCTCTAATATCATAATTTTCTTCCGGACACATTTTAATGTTCCAAGGTTCTAAGTTAGTCTTCTCCATTTTCGTCAAGTATTATTTGTTTACGAATTTCATTTTGTTTTGAAAACCAAATATTTATTGATTCAATATCATATAAATCTTCGATTGTGAATTGTAAAAGTTTTTGATTTCTAAGCATTTGTTTATAATCTTCATCTTCAAGACCTCCAAGACCTTTAGTATAAATAAAATCATAACCTTTGATAGAATTATTTTTTTCAAATTCTTTAAATTCAGCATCTGAATAAAAATACAATTTTGGTTTCTTCGGACATTGACCTATAATAATTGGACTCAATGCTCTGAAAAGTTTACCTGCCTTAATGATTTCAACAAAATGTTTTCCAAAAAATGCAATTAATAAGCCACAAATATGATGTCCATCCTCATCCATATCTGAAGCAATTATTACTTTTTCGAAAGCAAGATTTTTAAGATTCTGTTTTGGTTCATCAAATAATATTTTCAATATTGAAAGAACTTCTCTTAATTCAATATTTTCAAGAATTTGTTCTCGTTTTAACGAAAAAGTATTTTTAATTTTACCTCGTAAAAGATATGCTGCTTGATTCATTTTTCTGCTATGTTTTCTGAATCCATTTGAAGCTGAATTTCCTTCAAATAACCAAAGTTCTGTTCCTTCAGCTTTTTGGCTAACACAAGTAATTAACTTACGAGTTTTAGTTGCTTTGATAGCTTGATTTAATTTTTTAGTTTGTTTTGCTTTTTCAGCAGCATATTTGATATGATAATAATCTTTTAAATTTTCAAGAATATCAGAAGTTTTTAATTGTTCTAAAAATTCTTTTGATACAGATAAAGCATATTTATCAATTTTGTTTGTAAGTTTTGTTTTTGTCTGAGAATCATAAGTTGGATTTGGAATTGATGTATTAACAAACAAAGTTATTCTATTAGAAATATCTTTTGGTGTAAATAAATCCATTTCCAATTCATTACAAATATCGAGTAATTTATCAATTATTTGATTTTCAACTTTTGTTATATGTGTTCCTTCAGAACAAAGAGCACCATTAACAACACCAACATTAAAACCAATAGATGGTAGTAATCTCAATGTTAATTGTTTAGAATTAAAACTTAAAATTTCTTGAGATGATTGTTCAGGACTTAAATGAAGTTTAACATAATCATCAAATGATTCAAATTGCCAAGTTGAATCTAATTTACCTTCAGCAATATTTGATTTAAAATTTATCTTTAAACCAAGATTTGAAGCAGCTCCATCAATACAACGTTTTTGAATTATTCTTATTGTTGATAATGTTAACTGTTCAATTTCAAATCGTTTTAAATCAATTTTGAATTTAATTTCGGTATAATGTTCATTTGATGGAATAACTTCAAAACCTAATGGAAAACGTTTTTCATCTTTATTAGATTCTTTCATATTATTGAACCATTCAATTTTAACTTTATTTTTAGTATCACAAGTTTCAACTGAAAATTCTTTAGAAAATATATTTGTAAGTTTTGCACCTAAACCATTAGTTCCAATCCAATCACGTTCTTGAGTATCATCATAATTAGATGATGTTCTTAAATGACCGAAAATCATTTCAGGTAAAATAATACCAAGTCCTTTATGTTTAACAACTGGAATACCACCATTATCACGAATAATAATAGTACCATCTTGATTTGCTTCTATCCAAATTTCATTTAATTTAAACATTGCATCTTTACGTCGATATTCATCAATTGAATTTGAAATAATTTCATCAATTAATTTTAATAAACCAGCATTATATAATGTATTTTTTACTGGAATTATTTTATTAGTTGATGGTTGATATAATAAATAATCAAGTTGTTCCGAATAAATACTACCAATCCACATTCCACTTCTATCAAGTATATGCTCAATTTCTGTTTTTACTTGAAATTTTTCCTCAATCGTCTGTTGTAATTTATTTTCTTCCATTTATTTAAAATTAAAAATTTATTATATTTTTTAATATATATTTTTCTGACACTTCTTGATATTCTTTATTTTCTTTATTATGAAGAATTTCTCCATAAATTAAATTATCAATATCTTCTGACTCTTTAGAAATATCCAAAATCATTTTTTGAGAATTTTCAATTAACTCAGGAGTTACAATAAAACAATCTTGTTCATCTGAAATATCGTAATTTAAATGAGGATAAAAATGTTTGAATAATACATCAGCCATATATAAATCACGAACAATAAAACTTTTAGGTAATTCAACGTAAATTGGTTCATAAGCATTTGTTTCTAAATATATTATTTCTTTATTTAATAAGATTGCATATTTTATTTCATTCATTGTTGATTCACCAATATATCCATTAGGATTTATTACATAAATTGCATCTGACATTCTGATTTTTTCTTTATGAATATCATCAAGCATTTCTTTTGTATTAAAATCAAAAGCTTCTTTGTCACCTGAGTGTCCAAATAATCCAACACTAATAACAATATTTCCTTCTAATGTTAATCGTTTAGCTTCAGCAATAAATAATTCTTTAAATTTTGTTGAGCCACACAACGTAATTACTTTGTATTTTTTCATGATTATTGATTTTTCTTTAATTTATTATATATAACCTCATTATAATAAAAAAATAGGTTGATATTTTATTACCAACCTATTATAAACTAAATTATATAATGAAAAGATAAATAGACTAATTTTTTGGTGGGTCTAATCTCGGTTTTATTAAATCAAACCCAATTTGGTAAATATCATCTTCAAGATATTCGAAACATAAACCTATTTGTGCTTGAATATATTTTAATGATGCTTCATCAAATTCCAAAATTTTATTATCAATATCAACAATAGAATTACTTACTAAATAATCTTCGAAATTATCATCTGGATGAAAATTGATATTTAATGTGTTGATTATGAAATCGAACAAACTATGTGTTTGCGTTTTTACTAAATTTTCTGTGATTGGTAAAATCATTTTTTCAATTAATTCAGGATATTGTTTTATCAAATTACATTCATTATATTTAATTGAAATTGAATCTCCGGTTGATATAATATTAAAATATTTTTCATTTAAAAATGGGAACATTGGAGTTTTGGTTGTAAAATATATATCATTTTCTTCTTTACCAAGTAATGTGTATTTCATACCACTAAATAATGTTGGACCACAATACCATTTAGCACTTTCTGATTCATAAACAGCCAATTGTAATAAACTACCATTACTTTTGTTTATTATACCTGATGTTCTTTCGATGAAATTTTCCATATTCTCACCTTCTGATATGTTTGTCTTTTTACAACCGTAAAAAACTTTACCATTTGGATTTTTAAATAAAAACCCTACGAATACTTCTTTACTTTCCATTTTTGTCTTATTTAAGTTTTATTATTTATTAGTGGTTTGATTTTGTTAAATTACATATAAATTCCTCCAAGCAAATAAATATCATCATCTTCTTTATTTATATGTTCTTCATGATTACGTAAATTAAATCCGTTATGAGTATAAACTGAATTTTTCTTTCTTTCTTCTTCTGCTTTTCGTTTTTTAGTTTCGATGTCTTCATCATTATATTTTATTCTTAATTCTTCTTTAACAAAATTTAAAAATTCATTACTAAATAGATTATTTGATTTAATAAAGTGAGCAATCGAAACATCAGCCATTACTAAATCATCATTTCCATATTGTGCTCCATAAGTATCGTTTTTCATTCTACCAAAATTCAAATATTCTTCAATTGAAGATGGATGAGTTTCAATAACAATTTCCTGTGAAATTAAATTTGAAAATGATTTGACACCTAATTTTTTATTTGATGACCATCTAATACCGCGTTCAAAATCTGTTTTAGAATTACGATAGAATTTAGCAAATATTGAATTATCAATATATTGAAAATCTTTATTATACATTTTAAGATTATCAATCTGATTAAAATATTCGCCGCCATAAGTATTTATTTCAACAGATACTTTTATTTTTGATGGATTAAATTCACTAAAAATTTCAGCAGTTAATTCTGCAAAATCTTCAACTGCCATTGTATTTGTTTTTAATACCCCAACAGAAATAAATTTCAATCTTTTTTCTTCAATACACCAATCAATTTTCTTTATTTTTAATGTTGAATTATCTTGTTCCAATCCTTCACCAATATCAATGCCCATTAGGAAATAATCGTTCTTCAAATCGTATTGAACAACATCTTGCGAAACAAATTCAATATTATATTTTGTTCCGATTGGATGATTTGATATTGACCAATTTTTAGCATTTTTTAATTGTAATTCACGAAGATATTTTTGTATTCTTGTTTGGAATATTGATTTTAATTGAGTATCAAATGAACATTCAAATCCCATTTCCCAACCAATAATACCAACGTTTGCAATTGTATCAGCTTTAAATTCTTCAAGTGATTGTATTCTCGGAACTTCATACCAATAAATTCTGTATGGTATAAATTTATTCCAACCGTTTTCAGCACCAATCCATAATTGATAAAATTTATTTCTACCATTAGGTGTTGAAGTTATAATACATTTTGAATTTGGGTTATTAACTAACGATGGATAGATATTATTCCAGAATTTATCAACCATTGAAGGTTTGATATAAGCATATTCATCAATGTATAAAAAATCTAACGCAAAACCTTGAACTACAGATTCTGATGCAATTCCAATTGATAATCTACAACCATTATCAAGAACAAATCCCTTTTTATTAAATGAAACAAATCCAGGTTGTATAAAAAATGGTAATCCTGCAAAACATTCTTTTATTTTCGAAAGAATTTCATTAACTACTTTATCAGATTGTGCAATAACAACACAATCCTTATCAATATTAGTTAAACAAAAATGTACAATTTCAATAATTGTTGTTGTTGTTTTACCAGACTGACGAGGAAACATAATGATATTCCATTTATGTATAGAATATCTATTAAGTAAATTTTCTTGATAATTACGTAAAGTTATGTTTTGCCAACCTTTATCTGCATCTTTTAATTTAGCAAAATTATTAGCAAACCAAATTTTATCTTCTTGAATAATACTTAAAACTTCAAGTTCATCTTCAGTATATTTAAATGGTAAATTTGCTTTTCTTAAACTTGCACCTTGAACAGTTTTCAAATATGGATATTCTTTTAATTTATATCCATCTTTAATACCTTGATTTGCTAATTCTACAGAATGAGAAGACCATAATGACTGTGAACTTGAATCATTATCCAAAATTCTTGGGTCAAAAATATCTTTCTTACTTAAAGTTTGTTTGAACTTTAAATCAGTTTTACGTATTTCTTCTGCAGCTATATCACTCATTTTATAATGTATTCATAAACTTTATTACCACAATCATATATACGATACCATCCTTGATTAAAACAAAAATTATGTTCCGTATCTTCAACTGAACAACCATATTCTTTAATCAATATATCTTTACGAAAATTATATCTATTTTTCCTATTTTGTCCAATAACATAAAAATAATTAACATCCGAATCATGAGAAAATGTAAATCCAAGATTTTCATAAAGTGTACCTGTAGACCATCGTCTATCAGCATAACTTATTATTCTTTTTGGTTTAATATTGGTTATGAAATGTTTAAATAATTTAGATGCTCCACCAATAACTGATGTATTTAATTTATTACAAAAACGAAGTAATTCAAACGAATCTTCTTCTGATTGCTTTTGACCTAAATTTTTACGTAATTCTCCAAATGACATCAAGGAAACTAATTGTTCTTGATAAAATAAACCATAATAATATTGTGAAGAAACAAATCCCTGTATATGATTGATATTTAAAAATGCCTTAGCAACATCTTTATTAATTTCTTGAATTGAACATTTACGAGCATAAATTTTATTTTCAGTTTTACCAAAAATATTTAATAATCGAGATTTAACAATATCTTTTTTATGTACCCATTCATCTTCAAATATATGGATTAATTTTATTTTTCGATTTAAACAATCAAGTGTTTTATCTAAATGATATTTTTTTGTTTTTTTAAGTTCTGAATGCCAATATAATCCATTAAATTCAATTCCCAATTTTAATGAAGGAATAAAAATATCAAGTTCTTGACCGTTAAGAATATTTCTTGAATTAAAAATAACATCATTAAATATTGAATTTACAAAATCATGTAATTCTAATTCATATTTAGATGGTTTACCATTATTTGAACATTGTGGACAACCCTTACCAGCTAAATGATTATTTGGTGTTTGTTCAAAATCACCATGTTCTGGACAAGTTATAATTAGTTTAGTATATGAATCAATATAAATTGATTTTTCATAACTGTATTTATTTTGATGTAATATCTTAGCATTTGTAAAAAAATCGTTTCCAAATTTATTAGATTTACTTTCTTTTAAACATTGTGGACATCCCCAACCAAGTAAATGATTATTTGGAATTTGTTCAAATTTACCATGAATTTTACAAATTATTGTTAAAGGTTTATTTGAATGAGTATAAACAGTTTCAGAATAATCATATATATCACCCCAAATATTTTTAGCTTCTGATATATATGTTTCTGTTGATTTAGTTGTTTTTTGAATTTTTGAATTTATTGAACATTTTTTGCAACCAACACCTCTCCAATGATGATTTGGTAATATATTAAAATCGCCATGTTCTGGACATGTTACAATTATTTTTTTGTCACTTCGAGTATAAATCATTTTAGAATAATCATATTTATCTCCATGACAATCATGAAATCTTTTTATTATTTCATTATTTTTTATTGTAATTCCTGGCATTATTATCTTCTCTTAGTTAAATCATAATATTCAAATCTGTTCAATTTGATATAAGGATTTTCTGATTGTATATGTAATTTAACACTTTTAGCTTTTTTCCAAAACCAACAACCTTTATATTTAATATCACTGACAATCAATAAACTATCAGATAAGATTATATTTATTGAATCAATTTTTATATCTTTTCCTTGATTAAAAGTTTCAATTTTTTCAGATAAAAATAACCAATTATCTTTATATTCGGCTTTAAATATTGAATCAGAAAATTTTATTATTTCAATTGTATCAATATTATAAATATATTCATATTGTATTTTTGTTATTGAACCAACATTTTTTAATTTAATATTAAGATTTTTAATATCTTCAACTAATTTTGAATTAAAATCTTTCAATTCATTTTTTTCAAGTAATAAACCATTTATTACTTTATGATATTCACCATTCTTATTTTTGATTGAATCAATTTCAAATTTTGAATTTAATAAATTTTGAGACATAATCGAATTTTTATCTTTTAAATTTTGAATACGATTAAATCCAATAAAAATTATTATTCCCATAATTATATATCCTAAAGCAATTGCGATATATAATACCTTTTTGTTTACAACTAAATTCATAATATTTATTTTTAATATAAGTAATATACAAACAGTAATAGGGAATAATTTTTCGATTATTCCCTTACTGAAATATTTGTTATTTCTTTATTTTTGATTTTATTTTTTCTGATTGAATTATTTGACCAATTATTTGTTTACCAAGATTTTGAACATTATCATTATATTTAAATCTTTCAAAAGTTTTTGAATCATAAAATAATATTGATTTTATTTGTTCTTCAATATCAGAACTAAATTCTAATCCTTTATCAGTCTTTTTTACTTTTTCTTTTTGTTTATCTGATTTTATGCCTTTCCAAAAAATTGATTTTGGTAATCTTGTTAAATTAAAACTATTTATAAATTTTCTTTGTAAAGCGATTAGAATTTGATGACTCTCCGGGCCAGACCATCCAATACCTTGTAAATTTAATATTAAATTTGCAAGGTACGGATAACCTTTTCCAAGATTATTTAAAAGAGTATATCCATGTTTTTTCACTTCATGTAATGAAAGTAATTTAAACTCATTTATATTCAAATAAAATTTATTTTGAAAGTCATTAAATTCTTTGTAATCTATTTCAGCCATGACATTATTTTATTCATATTTTCAATATTAATTGAAATAAAATCAGGTTCAGGAAATGATGTAATTTGATTTCTTTCTGGATTTATAATTATAAATCCAGGTTTAACAGCAGACATTTCCAATTCTTTAATTACTACAGAATTTTCAAAATCAAAACTATCTTTAGTAACTGATGGAACAAATATTTGCATCCTTAAAAACAAATCATCGATATACATTATATCCACATCTTCCTTAGTAATATAAGGTGGTTGTGTTTCCATAAATTCATTGAAGACATCAATAAGATATGTTTCATTAAATGTTGAATTATCAAAGATTAAAATTGTTTTTCTTTTTGTAACAATTGTTGGAGTTTTATCTTTATCAAGATTATGAAAATCAATCAACTTTTCGATTTCTGAAAAATCCTTAATATGTACTACATTATTTTTTGCTAACAATTGTTCCAAAGTAACTTCTGTTTTTATTTGTTTTCCTTTTGACATAATTTTATATTTTAAATGATAATTAAATTTTATAAATTTGGTAATGAATTTTTATAAGTATCAGTTGCTTTATCTTTAATAAATTTATTTTTTCTAAATATATCAAGTTTAGTTTCGTCAAATGGTTGTTGAATTAATTCCGAATAATTATCAAAAGTTTTATTCCAATTATTAAGATATAATTCAGGGACATTTGATTTTGAAAGAACATTCATTCGTAAATTATGTTTTAAATGTTTTCCTATAACATTTATATCAATATGGTTTTGTTTTGTAACTTCTTTTAATGATAAAAGTAAATTCATTAAATTTTCTTTATCCATTAAAATATTTTTACAAGTATTTTCAGTTAAAAACATATCATGTATTTTTAAAGCTTTTTCAATATATTTTTCTGTTATTTTATACATCATTGAACCTGTTTTCGATGGCCATGATAAAACTGAAAATAAATTATCTTTTTTATCTCCACAAATTGATTTCATTAAAGCAACATAAAATGGTCGTGCTGTTGAAATTCCTTGATTTATTTTTCTTAATTGACGATAATTTCCATTAGTATCACCAATCACAATACTAAATAAATTTTTATATTCTGTTAAATCAAGATTATTACTTAAAAATACATTTTTTTCAGGTTCGAAATATTGAGCATACATTTTTGGTGTTAATATAAATTCACCTGCAGGACATTCTTTAGATTTAATATTTCTGAATAACAATATATTATCTTTAACAGTTTGTTCCAAATCACCATCAGTACAAAAAATAATCAATTCAGTATTTGGGTCATTTGAATATTTATCAGAAAGTAACATTAAATTATCATCACCTTCAAGACCTTTAACATCAAAAGTAATAAGATTATCTTTAATATGTTCTGTGAATTTATTTATAATAATATCAAAATTATCATAATTTATAGGTGATTCATTTTTCTTTTCTCTTCTTTGTTCTTTATAACCAATTGGAGAAGTATCATTAAGTTTATAATAAGGTCTGTAAGGTTCGACTTCTTTTCTCCAAGAACCATTATCAATAGTGAAAATAATATTATCAATTAGTTTGTGTCTTTTATTATTAAAAGTTTCATACAAATCAACAATACCTTGATTCAATTGACTCCAAAATTCATTCTTTTCTTCATCAGTTTCAAGATTATTTATTGAATCTTTTGAATTAAGTTGTCCAAGTGCACGATGATAAAAATAATTTCCATCAATTGTAAGTATTCTTTTTTTCATATTATTATTGCTTTTTACATTTATCACAAACAAACATTTTTATTCTTTCTCTTAATACAAATTTATCTCCACAAACACTACAAAAATTAGTAAAAAGAGATTTTTTTCTTTTATCAATTTTTTTAGTATTTTGTTCAATATCAATATCTTTTATACCTTCAATATTATAAGTATTTTCTTCATTTGAAATATTTTCTTCATCTAAAATATTTTCTTCATTTAAAATTGTTTTTTCTTTTTTATGTTTAATTTTTGGTTCAGAATTAACAAATTTAATAAAATTATCTGTTTTTTTCGAATGATTCAATTCACCAATTAATGTTGTTTTATTTTTATCAGAAAATATTTTTTCAATTTTTTCATTGTGAATATCTGAATTTAAAAGAAAATTTTCAATTGTTGTTAAACTGTTTTTAATTCTTTTAATATCATTTAAATTAATTTGTTTAAGATTAAAAAAATTATCGTTATCTAAAATTAATATTTTTTCATTTTTAATATCATAACTAAACGTAAATTTACGTTTTGAAGATTCTTCAACTGAATCAATTAAAATTTCCGAAATTTTCAATTTTGTATTATTCATATTATATTATAAATTTAATAGTTAATTTTTATATTATTATCGATTTTATCCTTTAAATTATATTAAAATCTGTATTTTAATGATTAAAACTTAAATTGGCAAAATACCCTAACCGCATTACTTTATATTCAAATTCAATTAAAGTTCCATTATTTTCAATAATAATATCAGCCATATCTGATGTGAGTTCCATAGATGATTTTGGTTCTAATGGTTTACGTTTTGAAGCATCAACCCAAATAATTAAATTAAAAAAATTTTCACTTGCTTTAAATTCTTCAAGAGCACGAATACCAACATAACAATCATTATTTTTTAAAATTTCTTTGGTCACAATTGCTTTATCATCTTTTCCATAATCACAAATTAAATCAAACCATTCAGCACGATGATTAACTCTATCAATCCAACATTCTTCAATAGTATTATATCCATATTTATTTTTAAGTTTATCAAAAATAAATAATCTTGCACATACTATTGATGATGCTTCAAATTTCATACCAAAAACTTTTTTTAAAATTTCTGCACAAGTATCTTTTCCGTGTTGTGCATGCCCAATTATGCAAATTTTCATTTTAATCTTATTTGAGTTATATTTTTTCCAATTTCAACTATTTCACTAAAAATATCTTCTTTAATTTCTTTCTTAAAATTATTTGGATTTTCGTTTATTAAGTCAAGCAAATTATCAATTGTCATTAGATAATTTTCTTCTTGAACTATCATTTTATATTCTGTATTTGTTATATCTTGTATATTTGAAATATACATTAAATAAAATCCGTGATTAACTGCCATTGATTCATTTACTGGATTTAATTCAGAAATTTTTTGTATTAATACTGTTGGTTTTTCAAGAATAACAATTGAATTTAAAAAGTTTTTAACAATTTCAAGATTATAATAAACAACAAAAGGTGACCATAAAATTATATCATCTTGTGTTATTTCTGATATATTTGATTCAAAAATATGTTTTTTATTATAAATTATTTTATATTCGATTTGAATATTTAAATGATTATTTTTTATTTTTGATTTGAAAAAATTTATAATATTTTTTTGATATTCGGAATTTTTATTTTCAAGCATTAAATAAATCATTATCTAAATAATGTTTTTAATTCTACAATACAAGTAAAGAAAGTTAAAAATTTATTTATTGATTCAATAAAATCAGCAGAATATTTTGATATAATTATTGCTGATTGTAATGTTTTTTCAAATTGACTTTGTTCATTTAAATAAAGAAAAAATGGTTCACCTAAACTTAATAATGCTTCTTTTTCTTTTCCTTTATATTTTGATACTTCTTCGTAAAATTCTTTTTCAACTATTGATGGTGTTGTTACTATTTTATAAAGATTTAAATCTTGTTTACCTGCATCTGATAATAATTTAACTGTTTCAATAGTAATACCAAGACCTCTTGTTTTAAGTTCTTCAATATGATATAATAAATTTCTAAAATTTGGGTAATTCAATTGAAATAATTTCTTAACACCTTCAGTATCATGTTTTATATTTTGTTCTTTCAAAACTTTAAGTGTATATTTAACAAAATTTTGTTTTTGTTCTGTTAATTCGGAACCAGAAAAATCAAAATCAATTTTAATAAATCTTGAAAAAACTGCGTCATTCATTTTTTCAGGTTCATTTGTTATAAATATAAAATTAACATTAGATGATTGGTCAAGAATTGTTTTAAATGCTTCTTGTAAATCAAGTCTTATTCTACTTGCCTCATCAATAATAATTGTTTTTTGTTTATTAAATACTGAATGATTTGAAGCAAAAGGATATATTTTTTGACGTAATGTTTCAATTTTAAAATCATTTGAACCTGATAAATATAATACATCGTGCCCAATTGTTATTATTCGTGCGGCAGTTGTTTTGCCTGTTCCTGGAGAACTATAAAATAAAAATCTGAACCCTTTTTTTTCTGAACTTTCTTTTAAAAGTTTTAATATATTTTGTGGTAAAATTAAATCATCCCATATTTTTGGATAATAAATTTTTAGTATTGATTCGTTATTTTCTTGCATAGTATTTTTAATATAAATATTTTAACCTTCGGATTCTGTATTTATAGGTTGAATGGTATTTTTATTTTTAATGATAAGATTGCATTTGTTTTCAAATTGATTTAGAAATAGTTCTGAATTAGATTTAAAAGCATCAACTATATTTTGGTCAATTGTTTCCTTAAATTCATTGATTTTCACATCAATTTTATCTTCAATAATTGTATTAACATCAATATTTTCAATATTGAGAGTATTGGATTTTTCTTTTTCGAAAACTTCAATCCATTCCCGTGCTCTAATTAATCCACCATATAATTTTATTGTCACTGGTAATAAACAAGATATTAACACAGCAAAAATGAAATCATAAATTTGCATTTGAGGTACATCAATAATTAAATGACGTGAATAATAATAAAAATTTATTAATATCTCAATAAACATAAAAATATTTATTGCTAATCTTATTCGTTTATTTTCTTTTGACTCAGTTGAATCTGCAATCGAAACAAAAAATAATAAACTACTACTAATGAAAAATGATATTAAAAATGCTTGTATATGTTTGAATCCTCCTGAAAAAGAAGATATTGCTTCCGTTAAAAAATATGTATGTGTTACTTGACCAATAGTGCCAAGAACACAATAAACAAAACCAAATTCACGACTTGCAAAAATAGTTATTATAAATCTTATGATTTTTTTAAAATTACTTATAAATTTTTTCATAAATTAAATAATTAAATTTGATGGGAGATAAAATATCTCCCATCAATTTGAGCTAATTTATTATTCTGTTGTTTTATTTTCAGGATTTTCTATTGGTTCAATTTCAGGATTATCATACCATTTTTTAATTGCACCAAAAATTTTAATTTGTGTTGTATATTGTTCAATATTTGCAATAATTTCAAAATTTTCTTTAACTTTTGGATTATCATTTAAATAATTATAAAGTTTTAGATAATATGGTATTCCTTCTAATAAAATTTCAACATTTTCAAGAATACTAATCATTTGATGTAAATGATTATATGTTGATATTGAATTTTCAAATTTTTGACTAATAAAATAGGTTTTTTCTTCACTATTTGGTAACATAATATAATTAATAACTTCATCAAGCATTTTAATAATCTCTTTTAAAGTTATTTCATCAATTTCACCACAACTATTTTCAACAGATTTTTTATAATTATTTTGTAATAAATCATATTTTTCTTGAAGTTTAATTCTCAATAAATCAATATCAATATTATCTCCAAAAATATATGTTCTTTTATCGTTAATTTTTGTTACAAAGAAATGATATAAATTAGAAGCATAATCTAAATTTTCCATCAAATAATCAATACTTTTAATAATTAAATCATTTGTAATGTTAGGTGTTTTACAAATATCTTTAAAAATTTCAATCACGGCAGCATCAGGATTTTCATGAATCATTTTTGTTAATTCATCTTGAGTTGCTAAACCAATTTCATCTTCAACAACTGGTTCATTTTCAATTTGTTCAGGATGAACAACTTCAACCATACGTTTATCGTAATCTTCTTTTATTATTTCATATGGAATTTCATTATTTTTTATTATATTTATCAAAATATCTGATAAAAATCTTGAATCTTCAAATATTAAATCTCCATCAGTCATATAATTCAATGTAGGAGTCTTTTCTTTCAAAGTCAAAATTGAATCTAAATAAATTATAGAAAATTTTTGTTGGTCAATACGTTGTACGGCATCTTCAAGTAATATTGCCCATAAATCTGATTGATATAATTTTATATATTTATTGATTGATTTACCAAAGAAATTTAAATCATTATGAATAAGTGTATTAATTTTTGTAATATCCAAATATGATATATTTTCCAGTTTTTTATTTAAAATATTATTAACATCAACCGATAAATTGGTTTTTATGATACCACTATTGATTAAACTTTTAGCAAGTTGAAAAATATTTAAAAATGACATTTTAAATGTTTGATTTACTTCTTTATTTAAAATAAATTTTTCAATTGAATTGGACATTTTATTTTTTGCTTCTTGAACATTTTCTTCAGTTATTTGAAAAAGACGAGAAGCAAACAATTCAAATACTTTTTCCAAAGATTTTAATTTTGCTTCTTTTACTTCTTTTGATACTGATTCATCATTAAGTTTAAAACTTTCTGTAAATCTCATAAATACATTCTTAACAACTTCTTCTTTCAAATATTGTTGTGAAGTAAAATCGAGTCCTACAAGATATGCGATTGACCCCATTGTTTTATAAAGATTCAGATTTATTTGTGTATCTGCTTCTATTTCTCCTTCCAAAATTGGAATTAGTTTATCTTCTTCTAATAAAGAATTTAAATATTCACCTGTTTTTTTAAAAAATTCAAATTGTAATTGTTTTTGATAATTTTGTTCTAAAGATTCCATAAATATTATTATTTTAATTTATAAATTATTGATTATATTTATAACCACTTGATTATTATTTTATAAGATGATTAGTAAAAATATAATTGTTGAAATAAAAAATATTGATAAATTCCAAATACAATATTTTAATGTTTTCATTAAATAATAATATCTATTAAATTGAAGAAATACACTATATATTTTGTTTGGATAATAACTACCTCTTATGTTAGTTATTTTATATTCTGTATTAACAATGATTGATAAATAATTTTCTAAATCAAATGAAACAAAATTAAACAATGCTAATAATTTTTCCAAATATTCACCTTTAATACCAAACCTAACTTCATCATCTGTTTTATCTTTATAAAAATCATTATCATCATAAATATCAGATTTTATTAAACGACCTCTTTCTAATGCAAATTCATTTTTATCAAGAAATCCAATAATATTATCATTTGTAATTATTTCTGTTAATATTATTTTCCAATAATATTTATAAACAATAAATTCTAATAATAAAAATAATGGAGAAAAAATAAACATTATTAAATTGTAATATTTTTTTAATGAAACATTTTCAAGAAATAAATAAATTTTATCCATAGTATTTTGATTTTATTTGATTATTTTATTATTCATCTTCATCAATTAAAAATTTTATATCTTCTGTATGTGGTATGATATTATTATTTGCCGTTAATTCAAAATCAATTTCATTAAATCCTGATTCTGATAGTAATTTTATACTATCAATTTTTGGTACTAATAATTGTATTTGTAAATCAAATCCTGTTTTAATTGTAATATTTCTTGTACTTGAATTTGCATCCATTGTTGGTTTTTCTTGACTACCAGATGTAAATACATATGCTGCTTGTAAAGTCATACCTTGATATTCATAAGTAAAAGAATTTTCTTTTGAAGTTATAGTTGCCATTACTTCAAAATTTTCTAATGCTTTTATAAAATTAGGTGATACAAAATCTGTCATCATCGGAATATTAATTGCTTTTCGTCTAAAGACTGTAGTATAATTTTCATTTTCAAAAATATATACTAAACGATTATATTGATTTGAATCTTGGTCGTTTAATGGTTGTATATCTTCGATAGTTAATGTTAATCGAGGAGTTTTTTCATATATTTCGTTTTGAGGAATTTGTTTAAATTTTTTATCAATTAAATATGAATAATCACCTGTTTGTAAAACATAAACAGGAAGATTTCCAGTTATTTGTTGTAATTTTAATTCAATATTTCCTGCAAAAGCAATCAATGCAGTTTCTAACTGATTAAAAGACCATTTTATATTTTCAGCTATCATTTCTTAAATAAATCAAAAAGTGTAGTAACTTTGTAATCAGAATTTATACATTTATTTTCAAACTTTAAAAAAATACTTTCACCTATTATTTTACGTGCATTAGTATTTATTAAAACTTTGAGTTTATCATGTAAACCAATATATGTTTTATTATATTCAATATCAAAATAATCACAAAATACTATAAAAACAATCGCAACATTTTTGTAGTTATTATTTGTTTTTAAATATGTGATTAATTTTAAAAATTGAACTGTTATTAAACTGGAATCTAATTCCAATTTTTTATTATCTATCAATAAAAAATCTTTATCAAAACACATTGATATTGATTTATTTATAAATTGTGTTACATTTATTAAATCAATATCAACTGGTTCGATTTGCAATTTTTTATATATATTTTTTATTTCGTTATCAGTAAGTTGATTGCTTTCTTCACTTATCATAATTTATTTTAAACTTAAGGATGCTTCATGTATAAATAATTTGAAATTTGATTTATCAATATCTTGAACTTGATATGCAAAATATGCGTACCCATCAACAAATTCATCTCCTAATGCTTTTGTTATTTCAATACATTCTAAAATAAATCCTTCTAAATTAGTTGAAATTATTACTTTAGGACTCATAAAAAATGGTAAAATCCAGAAAAATTCGAGTGGTTGTGTTGGTTCAACTTTTATAGTTCTCGCAAATTTTGATGGTTTTTTATACTCAAGTGTATAATGAGATGTATTTTTTAATGTTTCAAAAAATACTTTAGCAAACTTTTTCAAAAGTGGCATTTCAAATTGACAACTTAGAATTGCAAAAAAGATTGCGTCTTTTCTATAAACATTAGCAATAAATTGATTTGGTAAATTTTTATTAGTTAACTCAATACAAGTTTGTAATAAAAATTTAGATACTTTTGAAGGTGAAACATTTAAATAATTTGTGTTACTATTTAAAAATCCAACAATCTCATCTCTTGATTCTTCAGCATTTACTTGAGCTTGTTTTAAATCAAAAACTTTTTCAAATAAAATATTTACAAAATTTTCTGCAGTCATAATTTTTTAATTTTAATTTACATAAATAATACAGTATATATTATTATATCTATTTAGATTTTTTTCTTTTTCTTTTTGCTCGATTTTTTCGACAAGTAGCATCACCTTTCTTTTTAGAAGGTATTTCAACAACTTCAACTACTGATGTATTAAAATAATCTTTTATTGCTAATTTAGCATCATTTGGTGTTAGCGGATTAAGATATTCCGCTTCAATTTTTACTATTATTGTTCTCATAATTATACTGTTGTTTCGTTTATATAATGATGATGTATATCTGTTATTTTATTTAAAACTTCCAAAGGTATTCCTAAAAGTAATAATTCATCTTGTTCAACAAAACTTCTTTCTTTTGTTGCTCCACAAACAGAACATTTATATTCAACATGAAATGTTGAAGAGTACTTCATAAATTTACTTATACAATACGGTTTATATGTATGTTTGATTTCTTTCCATTTCCAAAATAAAAATCTTTTTTCTTTAATACAACTTAATTGTTTATTATTTTCCATATTATATTGTTATTTCTGTTATTTGTGTTGGAAATTTTTGTTCTCTATATATTCTGTTACGTTCAAATGCATGATTTTTAAATGCACAACCTTTGATGTTGTCTTGAAAATCAAATACAAAACAATATTCTTTTGTTGGTGAAAGTCTCATACCTCTACCAATTGATTGACGTATTCTGATTTCAGATTTTCCGCCATCAGGAAAAAATATGTAATCTATGGTTTTGATTGAAATACCGGTCGACATTGTACCATAAGTTGCAATTATTGTACAGTCTGTTCCATTACGCATTTCATCAAATATAATATCACGATTATTTATTTTACCATGAATTATAAAAAACTTCTTATTTGGATTAATAATATGTTGTTCAAAATATTCTTTCAACAACATACAATATTCAACAGTATCAACCAATATTAAACTATTACCTTTTAATTTATCAATTAAATCGGAAATAATTTTTGTTCGTGGTTCATATGTTTGGAAAAATCTTTTTTCTTCTCGATATTTTTCAGCACCTAAAATACCTTTGTTTTTAAAATCTTCTGATAAACTACTATATTTTGAATATTTTAATTTTATTATTTTGATTTTTACTGGAGTTGATATACCATCCTCTATTAGGGAATATGCTTCTTTTTTATATACAAGTTTACCAAACATTGATACAATATGAAGATAATCTAATGTATTATATTTTGGATGAGTTCCTGACATACCAAAAAAATATTCACATTTTAATGTTTTGGTAAATATTTCATTTTTTATGGAATATGCTTTTGATTTATGAACCTCATCACAAACCAAAACTTTGAAATCATCAAAATATTCTTTTTCATATTCTCTTAATGATTGATAAGTTCCACATACAATATCAGAATCTAAAAATTTAATTGCACCCGAATATATTGTTTCAACAATTAGTTTTTCTTTTTCATGTTTTTGATAATGATTAAAATCATTTCTTAATTGGGTTACAAGGTCTTTTGACGGAACAACAATCAATATCTTTTCATTTTGGTTAATATAGTAATTTAATTTTAAATATCGACAATATAAATAAGTGATAAAAGTTTTACCACCTGATGTTCCAATTTCAATTCTTGATGATTTATTTTTTATTGCTTCAAAAGCGGATTCTTGTTGAAATAAATATTCTTCAATATTTGTTTTAATATCATCCGGAACAACTAAATTATCAACCCATTCTTTAAACAAATCCCAATTTATTTCATTATCATATATTATTTCTTCGTTTTCTAATACAATTGGGAATGTTGCAATTTGTTCTATTTTTTCTTTGACATCAAACCAAAATTGGATTGGAAAATATATACCATCATAAAAATATGTATAAGATTGATTTTTATTAAATCCTTGAATAAAAGGAAAATATTCAGTTCTTGAAACAATATTTTCTATATGTTCCATTAACTCAATATCTTCTTTTGTTTCAATATTATCTATCTTAACAAATATTTTATAATTTTTTCCTTCAATAGCTTTAAAAGTTAACATATTTTTTTAATAACAAAAGAAAACCCTTCCAATAAATGAAAGGGGTTTCTTTAAAATTACTGTTTATTTATTTTCTTCTCCCATTACCGAATTAACAATATCATCTACATCATTATTTGATTCAGATTTTTGTTTCGTTTCAGTTTTAGTTTCAGTTTTAGATTCTGTTTTAGTTTCATTCATTACTGAATTTTTTAATTCTTCTGGAACAGAATCAACATAAACATCTGATTTTTTTGATGAATTATCATCATTTGATTCTTTCTTACCATAATTTGCAATTTCGGCAAGAGTTTTGTTTTTAATAATTGGAATGATTTCATCAACTTTTGCAAATACTGATTTTAAATAATCATCAGTTTCTTTTGTGTTTCTTTCATCACCAGGAATTTTATATGCAAAATAATTATACACATCGTAATCCGGGTGAGTAACAAGTTCAACAAATTTTTGAAAAGCAGGTAATGCTTCAGGAATAATGTCACCATCAACAACATCTTTTGAAGAAAATTCATAAATTTTTCCATCATCCATTGAAACAAATGCACCACGATTCTTTTTTAACCATGATGATTTTGTATAATCACGACCTTTAACTCCATCATAATTTGCTTCAATACATTCTAATGATAAAACTGGAGATTCAAAAATATTAAAAATATCTTCACGTTCTTCACCTTGTGCAATCTTTTCTTTTGAAGGATTTAATTTTCCATCAATTAAATTTGCAACAGTAGCATTTGGCCCGAATGTTGAAAAAGCAAATAATCTTATAATACCAATTTCTTCCTTTTTAGGTGAATTTAGGATTTGAATTTTACAACATGCTTGATTAGTTCTTGATAAATATTTATCAATTTTAGCTTTAGCAATTGCATCATTATTTTTCTTTAATTCATGCAATTCAAAAAATAATTCTAATGCTTTACAAGTTTTAGCATTACCTGAACTAACATAGTGAAAAGTTTTACCTTTTCTTTCAGGGTCTGGTAATTTCTTATAAACCGAACGATGAGTTATTAATTCACCACCTGGATTTGGTAAGAACTTAATCAAATAAGTTGAACCAATTTCTGGCTCAAAAAAATGAGCTGAAAAATCAATTCCTGGTTCGTTTTCGATGTCTTCTGCTTTTACAGCAATTTTTGTTTCATTATCAACATTAATTGAACTTTGTAGAAACGCTTTTTTTAATAAATCTTCTGACATTTTTGTAAAAATTTTAATTAAAACTTTAATAAATACTCACTAAATAAAAATAACCGAAAAATATTCAACACATAACTTTTCAATTATTATTAACCATTTAATATTATAAATATAAGATGATAATATTTCCAAATTTAATTATTTATAATATTAATATCTGAAAATAATTGGAAAGTATTAAATTGATAATCACAAATATTAAAATCACCTTTTAATATTGGTAAGTAATCATCATGTATTATTATTGTTGATGTTTTGAAATACTTTTGATTTTCAATTTTATTTTTTTCATTATTTTCATCAAATAATGTATATTCTAATTTAATATTATTTGTAATCATAAAAGTATCAAATAATAATTCAAAATTTATTTGATGATTTTTTATAAAAAAGAATTTAGAAAATTCCAAATATATTAGTTTATTTAAATCATCAGAATATAAATCTATTATTTCTTTTGAATCAAATTTTATTTGTAAAGCATATTTATTAATATTTGAATTATTAAGATTATGTGAAGTTAATGAAAATTCTTTTTCTTTTATTAATTCTGAAAGATTTATTTTTTCATTTGAAGTTAATAAATATGTATTATTAGTAACGATTGATTTATATTGTTGTATGATATTTTGTACATTATTATTATCAATTACAATTTGCTTTTTACTTAAATAAATATTTTTGATGGTTTTATAATTTTCATTACTTAAAACTTTTTGTAATAAAACTGTTGAAAATTTATTGATAAAATTCGTATATGATATTACATCAAATAATAATTCAGCTCCATGATTATAACCTATTGCTGCTCTTAATGCATTTTCATCAGTTCCGTTAGAACCAAGATTAAATCCATTAACATTAATAATTGTTAATTCATCATCATTTACAGTTATTTCATCACCATATGAATTAATAATATCATCAGTTTCAAATTCTTGTTGTCCTGATATATTACCATTTTCACCAAATGTTAATCGATATGTTATATAAACAACATCATTAAAATTCAATCCTTTAATATAAATAATAATTGGATTCTGTGCATCATTTGAAAATTTAACTAAAAATTGCTTATTATTATTTATACCCTCATTATCTGCAAAAGATTTAACTTCTTGAAATTGAATATTATTACATAAAACAATAATTGAACCTTCAGCTAAATTATCTTCCCCAATATAAATACGTTCAATATAATGTGGTTCTGTTATTGTATTATTAATTGTTTTAATTTCCCCTTCAATAACAGGAATTAAATTTTTATTATTTGATAATTTTATTGTTTTGTTACCATTATAAATATATTGTATCTTTGTTAATTTATTTGTAAAAACACAATAAGGTTTAATAAATAATGGAAATCCAACACGATTAAATAATTTAGCATTTATTTGCATTTGTAATAATCCTTTTGATGGAATTTTTAAAGTTGGTTCTAAACCATTTTGAGCTACTAAATTTCTTAAACTTGATAATTGTTGTGCAGTTAAAATATTACGTTCTCTTTTTGATATATTTAAACGATATTCCAATGTTGTAAACATTGCCTCAACACCATTTATAATTTGATATAAAATATTAGTAGCAAATTTTGGTATTTTGTTACTTATGTATTTTTGAAACAATGTTGTCAATTTTTCTTCCATACTACTATATTTTTTTAACTTCGATAATCCTATTAAAATCTATATCTGTTTTACAAATAAAATGTTTATCAAAATACATTGATAAATTTTCAATCATTTCTTCTTCAGTATTATAAAAAAGTTGCCAATTATTTTTTAAATAATCTAATTCATTTTCGATTGGTAATCCAAATGTATTTATCGTTAACAAATATAAATTTTTAAAATTACCAATATCTTTTTTCAAAGTAAATTCATAATCATTTGTCAAAAATATTGGTTGACAACCATACTTTTTATTATATGTTTTTAAAATACCGAACTTACAAAATCCAACTTTATTAGTATTTATTTTTAAACCACCAACTAATATTTGGTTTAAATTTTTTTCAGTTGTTATATGATATAAAACATTTTCCATTACGAACCAAGTAAAAATTTCTGAATGTATTCTTGTTCTGATTTATCCAAAGTAGGTGCTATTACTTTCATTGTTATATATACTAAATCTTTTCCATCTGAATTTATAATATCTACTGTCAAAGAATAATTGAACATTTTTGCATGTGCACAATTTTTTCCAATGAAAGTTAAAATCTCATTACGGATTTGTGTTATAGTTACATATTTATTGAACACATATCTTGATATATTTATTGATTCAGTAACACCCCAAATAGAAAATGGTGCAGTTTGCATTGCAAGAAATATTTCTTGCATAAATAATTCAAGAGGGTCAGTGATTATATTATCATTTTTATCTTCACCCAAAAAATTTATATCTAAATAATCGAAATCTTCCATTTTATATTATTTGATTTTCACGCATTTTTTCTTCAAGAAATGAATTTAATCTTCCAAGTGTATCTCCAAATACATTATAAAATGATTCTTCATTTTGTAAATATACTTGAATTAATGATGCTTCATTATTGCAAGTTTTTAAATTAAAAATAAATTGATACCCCATTGTGGTTACAACATTTGTTTTTTGTGTAAATGTTTTCAAATCCCAATAAGTTAATTTATTTTCAAACGGAAATATAAAATTGATACCATGTAATTTATATTTTCCATTAATATCTTTATAAAACAATAACAAGCAATTGAAGTCAAATTCATTTTCAGTAACATCATCATATATGAAATTATCAAAATCCAATACCTTTTTAAAATCAGAACTGAATAAAAATTCTTTATCATTATTATCATATAAAGCAGTATCTGTATCAGATGTTTGTACAACATTAGCAACATTAGCAACTGTTTTCCATGCAGTAGTTAATTTAGAACATTTATTTGGAATTTGTGCAATTATTTCTGCCCATCCATTATTATTTTCAGTTTTTATAAAATTACTTAAAGCAACTGTATTTGCAAATGTTACAGTATTTTCTTGTATTGTTTCAACTGATAACCCCATTTTATTTAATGTTTTCCAAAAAGCTAATTCAGTAATTTCATCAATTTCAGAATTATTATTACTAATATCATTTCTACAAATATTTTCCATATAATATTGAATCATTTTTGGAAATATTAAATTTGGATTTGTAGATACAATACCAATAGATGATAGGTCAATAAAAAAATCTGGATTTTTCCAATCAGGTAATTTTAATGCAATAACTTTAGATAAATAAAATTCAGTATCGTTTGCATTTGCACTATCATAATCTAATAAAGCTTTTTGAAAAGAAACATATGTACTTTCATCGCTTCTTATTTGTCCAATTTCTGGTAAATTCATAACTAAAATTTTTCGATTTTAAATTTCAAAAATTAAATAAAAATTATTTACAGTATATATTGTAAATAAATATTGAAAATTTTTAATAATTAAATTTCAAAAAATTATGGACGGTAAATTATTGCAAAGACCTCAAAATTATATAATAAGTGAAATGCGAGCATTTAAAGCTCCTTATGTTGACCCATTAATATTAAATTTTAAATTATTATTTGATTTTGATGCAACTCATGGTTTATTTGCTGATGAAATAAATATTAATTCTGCATTAGCTTTTCTAAAAAGAATTGGTGAAAATGAACGATATGAAATGTTAAAAAAATTCATCGAAATTTTTAAAGATGTAAATAAAAATTATGATTTTCTTTTTACAGAAATTGAAGGAATTGATGAAATAATAAATGCAAAACCTCAAGATGCATTTATCGATGCAAAAATAAACATAAATGTTAGAGAAACTGCAGATATGAGAATACAAGCAATGTTAACATTATATAGAAAAATTTGGTTTGATGATGATAGAGTTGTAGAAGTTTTACCTGAAAATTTAAGAGAATTTAATATGTCAGTATTATTATTTTCAGGTGGATATTATAATATGTTTTTATATGATACTTTCGATTATGAAGGAGTAAAAATAAATAATGAAACAATTGAAACTAAAATATTTCCAACATTAAGAAAATTATCTGATAATTTTTTTGATGCAAAATCAAAAGAATTTGAATTTAATAATATTATTGTTAATCTTGGATTTTGTTCAATTAACAATGAAGAATCAAGTAAAAATTTCTTTTCAACAATTTCAAATGATGCTGCAACCGAACAAACAAAAAATAACATATCTTTTCATTTTAAATATGCTAATTATTCTGGTTCATTTAATAATATTGTAGGTGAATTTAATATTGGTAATATATTATCATATGCAAGTGCTGAAAATAGAGTTATTAACGATAAAGATTATTTTAAAAAAATAATTGAAGGTTTTAAATATCAAGGAATTGATTTAGCACAAGATTCTAAAAGAAGAGTTATTAATTATCCGAAAATGATTTTATCTCCATCAACTCCATTAGGTAACGCTATTAAAAAAATTCAAGACCCAAATACTATAACTAAAATGATTAGAAATACTGCTGATTTTTTAATAAATGGTGTTGAAGATTTTTCAATAAATAAAATGGTTTCAAAATTCAATAATATAATAACACAAAATTTTTCAGATAATTTTGTTGATTTATATAAAAATACTTTGAAACAAAATGTTATAAATAAACCAACTTTAATAGTTAATGAAGAATTAAATGGAAATCCTGCAATAAATCAATCTGAAATAACATTAAAATCTGATAAAAATTTTAAAGGAATTTCATTTAATGTATCAAATATATATAACAGAGATAGTTTTTAATATGCTTGGTGATATTAACATATATTTTGGTAAAGTTGTTGATATTAAAGATGACCAAAAAATTTTTAGATGTAAAGTAAAAATTAACGGTTATACTGAAAAAATAGAAATAACAGACCTTCCTTGGTATTTTTCATGGAATGGTATTTCTTTTTTACCAGAAATTGATAATGTTGTTCCAGTAATTATATTTGATAAAAATTTCAATACTGGTTTTTATTCAAATAAAAAAGTTAATCTTGAAGGAAATGAAATTTCAGATGAAAATTATGATAATTATTTGGAAATATTTAAACGTTCAATTGATAATAAAAATGTTCAATTAACATATACTAAATCTGAAGGTATTCAATTTAAAAATGATGTTTCACAAATACAATTATTAATTGATAACATCAATTTAATATGTGGAAATAATAAAATTGAAATTACTGAAAATAAAATAAATCTTGGTACTAATAATTTAGAACCTACTTTAATGGGAAATAAAACTGTTCAACAGTTAAAAGATATTATTTCTCATCAACAAAATACAATTACAAAAATATTTCAAATATTTCTTGCAATAAATACTGCAAGTTCAGGAACTCCATTTACATTACCAATTTCAACAGCATTAGCACCGCTTATCAATTCTTTACAACCACAATTAATTACAGAAAATACACAATTAACAGCAGCATCAAATAATTTACAATCTAATAAAGTATCAAATGAATAACAATCTTTTACCATTAATATTATTCGATATTAACAAAAATAAATTAGAAAAAGATATTTGGATAAATCATAATTGTTTTTATTTTTATTCATATCAAAATTTTGATGTTAAAATAATTAATGGTGATGGTATTTTATATTCTGTAAAACAGTTAATGGATTTTTACGAACAACCATATTTAGATATACAAAATGGTCAAGAATTTATTGGTAAACAAAATTTTGGTTATACAATATATATTCCAAATAATTTTTCTATTATTGAACTTCAAATAAAATCAATTAACGATGTAGTTTATACATATAATATATATTTAAAACTTGATAATATATTAACTGATGAAAATGAACATTACAATGATTTATTGATTAATAATAATCTACCTACATTTGATGAATTAAATAAATCGTTGTTAACAGAATTTAATTCGGTTGAAATGATTAAACGATTATTACTTGATTTTAAATATATTATAAAAAATAAAGGTACCAAAAATTCAATCGAAAAATTTTTTAATTTAATTGGGTTTAGTCAAGAACAATTAAATGTATATGAAGAATATTTTTCCAAAGGTAATATTAATAAACCAACAATAATACCAAATACAAAAACAGATATTAAATCAGGTAATTATCATATATTATTTGATAATTTTACATTTGAAGGTTTAGATAATAATAATCTTCCAATTAATAAATTAACATATTTAGATTTAGATGATTTTTTTCAAAAATTGGTTTATGCAATATCAATTGCTAATACTTATTTTACAATAGAAGAACAAGATATATCTTTTTTTGGATTAAAATTTAATTCCAATATAGTATTAGAACCTTCAATTACTTCTAAAGCATCAACAATAATAACTGTAAGACCATATGAATATCGTAAAGAATTACATATTGATTTGTTAAATTATTCTACATCAAATAATTTTAGATATTTAATCGAAAATACATTGTTAAGAAATAATATCTTATATTGCTCAGAAGTTAAATTTTTAAAAGAAGATGATATTACAAATGAAGAATTGTTTTTAATTGATGAAGAATTATTTGATGATGTTGAATATCAAGAAGAATTAGAAAATTTCAATAGAACATTTGGAACAATTGGACACTTAAATATAATCGCTAACAATAAATTTGTCGAAATAATAATAAGAAATAAAACTAATGTATTATCGGAAATTATAATTGAAAAACAATTGGTTGCTACTGAATTAAATAAAATATTTTTAATTACGAAGCAAGGTGATTACGAATTGATAATAAATTTTTGGGATGAATATAATATTCGTGAAACATATTTTTATGATTTGAACGTATCGTTAAATATAGCTAATATTGATTTTGATGTATTCACAAGTGGTGGTAATTTTATTGACAAGAATACATTGACAAAAGATGTTGATTCGTCAATTGAAATTTCAGAACCAGAATTACCAGAAGATTATCAATATATATTAGATATGAATGATGTTCCTGAAGAATTGAAAAATTATTATACGATATTACCACAAAATCCATTAAGATGGTTATCAATTACACATAGGAATTTAATAAATCCAATCAATAAAAATTTCAAACTAAATTCAATATCAGAAACATTACCAATTGAACTTAGTGAAGACTGGATAAATATAATTACTTTCAAATATAATCCTCACAAAGCATTGAAAATCAGAATTTTCAATCCAACAACATGTATATATGATATTATTGATTATGATAGAATAGGTGAATATCAATCTATATTAGATAAATTATATATTACAATTCTTGATATTTTAAATCAAGAAACATTAGAATATGAACCATATTATTTCATAATGACAACAGAAACAGGATTAAATATAAAAGATTTATTTAATTTTGGTTTGGTTGATATTGGTGATTGGTATGGAAATTGGTATGGAAATAGTTATTGGTATGATTATAATTCAGGTGATTGGTATGGAAATTGGTATGAATCTTGGTATAATGATTTATATCCAACAAATGATTGGTATGATGATTGGTATGGTGATTTTAAATCTATATTTGATAATGATTGGTATAGTGATTTAGGTTTAATAAATATGA